ATGGTTCAAAAGGTGTTCTTGAGGGTTACGCTGATTCTCGTGCTGTTCCTCAGAGTCCTGACCCTGTTGGGCCAAATCCCGGTAGTGCGCAAAATTGGATGCGTCTTATGTTTGATGTTGGAAATGATAATTCTGATGTTTTACAGAATGTTTCTACACGTAATGATGAGTTGCCTTATCCTCAAGATGATTATCCCGGAGGACAAACTCAATTATCTGGTCTTCAGATTCATGATACAATAAATATTTTTCCTTCTAATTCGACTCCGGGGACTATTGTTGGAACCCAGCGAATTAAAGGTGGCAATTTCCCTTGTGGATTGATAGCCCTCGATTGGGCTTCAACTGAAAATAAAGGATTATCTATTTTGATTGATTTGGTTCCCGGTAACCACAGAGGCTATCTCTGTGAACCAATGACGGAGATGTGATCGTATGACAATTATTGCAGAAACAACTCCTCTTGATAAATCACCAGCTGCTGTGTCGATTTTAAACCATATTAAAGAAAACCGTGTAGAGTATATGCTCGGTGTTGCTGTCCTCCATCTTCTTGGTGTGAGTGACAAAGTTATTGCTACACTATCTGGAGTGTGTATTTGATGGCAAAATATAATTATGGCAAGACATTTAAGAAAAATGGCAAGATGGTTAGGTATCGTTATACCAACCGTAGAAAGTCTACTAAAAAATTAGTAGCTGCAAAGAAAAGAAATTATCGGAAGCGATATTGATGTGTAACTGTCGTGCTGAAGTTATCAGGACAGAAATTGAATATAATATTGGATATCCTGATTCTGAAGAGAATATTATTCACTGCATTTGCAGTTGTTGTGAAGCGGAGTGGGTTGAATGAGTGTAAGTTATTTTGAGATTGGTGGACAGATAATTGAATCAGTTCTTGAACCAGAGTTTTCTTGGAATAAAGCAAACAAGGCCGAGCGCCGAGCGGATAATAAATTGCTTAAGCAGGCACATAAAGCCTCTATTGAAGCAGTTGATGAGTTAGTTGGAGATTCTTATAATGTTAAGAAAGCGATCAGAGGCGGACAAAAAGCCAAAGGCGGTGCAATGTCCGTTCGTCGTGGATTAGTTATTGCCGCAGCATTAGCTGCTGCAGATGGGCCTTTGCCCATTGGTGATGCGTTAGCAGCTGGATTTTTGATTGGCGGCGGAGCATACATGATGTATTCTGGTGCTCAAGACGTTATACAGTAACCGGATTCTTATCCTCCTATGGGGTGAGAGTCGGGAATAAGCATAGCGAATAAAAGGGGGGGCAACTATCCCAAAAATTGGGTTAGTATTATTACCCCCCCCCTTTTAACACTTAACATGCGAGAGACAGAGAGCATGAAAGTGAATGTGAAGATTAACAGCCGAGCCTGCCCCGATTGTGGGTATATCGATGGTGACTGCGAATGCAGACCAGAGATGTCTCGTATTTGTCGCCATTGTTGGCCAAATGATTGTGGGTGTTTTTTATGAATTTGCATTGGTTTGTAAATTATGAAGAGCCGGACATCTGGGATGTTATTCCGGATCCAGTTATTAGTATCTCATGCCTTGGTTATCTTTTGATAGATGGTGAAGTGCATGAGTGAGCAGAAACGTCACTGGGTTTCTACTGTGTGGCCCGGTCATATTGGATATGAGGCCACAGATGATGAAGCGGAATTAATAGACGCTTATGAGGCATTCTGGCGAGACCTCGCAGATGCCCCTGGTCTTAAGTATGGAATCGCTCAGATTGAGCGGAGTCCTGATACTGGGCAACTTCACATCCAAGCGTATACCGAATGGGCGCAATCTAAGCGCCGCAGCGAAGTATACAAGATATTGCCATCCGATCTAGATTTCAGAAGAGGGTCTCGAGATACGGCGAGAGATTACTGTCGTAAAACTGATTCTAGAGTAAAAGTTCTCCCTGAACTTGGAGAATGGCGAAAGGAAAAAGCCCCAGCTGTTTCCCCAAAGCAGCGAGCTCTTTCTTATTTGCGAGACGGATTGTCACCTGCTGAGATTTGTTCCATGGACCCAGAATGCTACTTTACGCATTGGAGGTCAATTAATGCAGTTTTTGGTTCACTTCAAATGAAACCATTAAGTACTCGGACCGATTGGTCCAAGCATGGCGAAAAGCAGGAAGCGTGGTTACAGCGTAATGAAGAGGAATAAGATTCAGCCCTCTGAGATGACGATTACATTATCTACTGATCCATTTGGTGTTTCTCCAACACCTACTGGTAGATTTTATATTGATTTGTCGCAGATTGCGTCAATTGTAAACCGTCGATTTTATCGTCAAGGTATAAACTGGGCTGTTGCTGGTTTTAAATTGGTATCTCCAGATTCTGGTTCGTGTACTATTTCTAAACTTCCCAACACTTGGGTAACTTCTAATGCTTGGGAAAAGGCTTTCCGTATGT